AAAAGATCCTTGTTCAGAATTCAACACTAGTCTTTGGAATAGTGGTGTGGAGTCTGATAAGCAAATTGCTCGTAATCAAAAGCGTAAGTTAGCATTCTATTCTAACATCTATGTTGTAAAAGATCCTTCAAACCCTGAGAATGAGGGTAAAGTGTTCCTTTACAAGTTTGGTAAAAAGATCTTTGATAAGATCATGGGTGCTATGCAACCTGAGTTTGAGGATGAAACACCTCTAAACCCATTTGATTTCTGGCAAGGAGCAGACTTTAAGGTTAAGATCAAGAAAGTTGCAGGTTATTGGAACTATGATAGTTCTGAGTTTGCTGCAGCAGCACCATTATTAAAAGATGATGATGCTCTTGAGCAATTATGGAAGAAAGAATATTCTCTCTCAGAAATAGTTGCTGCTGATCAATTCAAGACATATGACGAACTCAAAAAGCGTCTTGAGTCTGTATTGAGACTTAACCAAACAACTGCAACTTCACCTGTCTTAGATGAAGAGGCAGAGTTGGAAGACTTAAGCGAGGGAAGATCTCCTGTAGCAAACACTCCAACTGAGGACGATGCACTATCTTACTTTCAGAAGTTAGCTGAAGAGTAAATATAAATAACAAGAGGGATTTACTCCCTCTTTTTTATTCTATCGACTTATTAAAATGGCAGGAATCACACATAATCACTTTGTAGTGACATATACAGACAATGCAAGTGGTAATTTCACTGCAGATGTATATGCGAAAGATGCTGATGATGCTAAGAAGAAAGTTCTAATACTTTATCCTTGGGCACTTAGTCTTTCAGCAAGTGCAGGTGCAGCATAAAGATGTCACGCAACAAAGTTATTGCATACTCAGATGCTAGTGGCAACTGTAGAGTAGTAATTCCCACAATGGATTGCCCTCTATCGGATGATGCTGTAATAGCAAAAGATATACCTACATCTGACTATTCATTAATTGAACCATCTGCATTACCATCTAATCAGTTTAGAGATGCTTGGAAATACGACCACAGTTTACAATCTGTTGGTGTAGATCTAACTGTAGCAAAAACTAAGACAACAGAAATTTTAGAAGCACAATATCTTGCTATCGCAAAAGAAAATGCAGATATTCAATCAATAGCAGACATGAAGGGTGAGTCTGCATCTCTTAAATCAAACCCTGCAGTACCATATACTACAATAACTAATGCAACTAGCGTTGCAGAACTAGAGGCACTTCTTTAAGTGTCTTTTAATTTTTTATTGATAAACTGAGAAGACTTAGTATATTCTAGAGCTTCTTTCATATCCATCATAAACATAGTTAGATATTCTCTTCTCATAATTTTAATATTTCTTTTCGCTTCATTAACTCTAGTTTCTGCTAGGAAGTTACTGATAGGTACGACTGGATTTATTGTGGTATTGAATACTAATGGATTTGGTATTGTATAATCTGCGTCTACTATTTGACCTGCAGGAATAATTAATTTACCTTCAGCATTTCTGACTTCCTCAGTCTCATGATGTCTTGTGTCATTTATTGCTAGTCCATACTTATCTTCACAGTATTGATATAACACATTACTGCTCATTGGCCATTCTTCTCTTACATTAATAATATTCGCTGTTACTAATATAATCCAATCTAATTGAGAGTTACCATATATTTCTTCTGCTACATTATCAGGTCGCATACCTTCTTTTATTGTATATGACCTTAGAAATGTAACTGCAGAAAAAACATCATTCCTAAGTTTTGCTCTTAGAAATAAATTCTTAATAGTGACATAATTGTCATTATTAGGTGAACTTGTTAATGGATTTTTGTACCTGATGTCTGGTACATGTTTAAAATAGTGTTTTGACATTAGTAACCTACTGAATCAACTTTTTCATGATCTTCCCTATAGATAGGATTAAGTTCTTTAAAAGATAAATCTAATTTCATATGCACAGGTGTACCATCTTCATATGTTGCATATGTACCACTTGCAGTATAGTTGACTGTCATATTAGTCAACGCACATGTTTTAAATCTATTTAAGAATGGATGTGCTGATCCTCCTTTAAAGTATCCTATTCTGAATAGATCAGGAGCATTTAAGAAACCCATACCATCATTGTCTAATTTTGCTGCAGTATGTACTTTTAAACTTTTAATTATTGACTTTACAGTGGATGCTTCATCTTGACTTCTAGGAACTAGATCCCAACCAAAATTAAAACTTCTTATTGTTACACCACCAAATACCATTTCTAAGTTTTGGTTTATAACTTGACCAGATGCCCTTGATAGTAAACCTCCTATGGTTACATTAGCACCAAGAGCATTTACTGCTGTTGTTGCTGCAACCATTTTTGCATAGTTTGCAACATCAGATCCACCACCACCTTCTTTTAGTGCTTTAAATTTGTCAGTTACATTAGTACCTACCTCTTCAAGAGAGTTTGCATTTATCGCACCACCTACTATACTCAATGCTGCAGCAGAAAAATCATTTAGTTTATTTTCTCCCCACTGAGCACCATTGTTATCTTGAATATTTTGTGGTATTGGTAATATGATAGTCTTTTGTGCACCTTCATTTGCATATTGATCGCTTATTTGTGATGCTCTATTACTTCCTGTACCTAATTGACTTAATCCACCAGTTGTACCACCAAGACCTGTAAGTCCACCACCCTTCTTTATATTCTTTAAGATTTCTATCTTAAAATAGTCTGTACTGGCATCTATTATGTCAGTAGGGTATCTATAAATGGATGCCATTAGTTTATCGACCTCTTTATTTAACTATTTAGCAGGAATTTTGCATATTTTAATGACCTAGCATGTCGTAACTCATCTGACTGTACTTCATACAGTTGACCTGCTACTTCATTCCATGTATATTTTCTCATCAAACCCCAATGATAGTTGAATCCTCTGAATCCCCATTGTTGTATATCTGTACATGCAATCAAAGGGTGTTGATCATATCTCAACTTAGGTGTCTTTGCATTATATACAAAGGTATAATAGTTGCCAGGATCAGGAATAGGAGTCACAGTATCATTAAGTGCCTCCATAATTTGCTCCATGATATCCTCTGGATCTCTCAATCCAGTTGCTCCCTCAACAATTTCCTGTAGTCTACTCATACTGGTAAGTTATCCTCTGTTAGTATTTTAAATTCATACTTTCTATCAGCACAGTAATCTCTTGCTGCATCCCATTTTGCTTGATTCTTTGCATACTCCATGACTTCTCTGATATATTTTTTAGTTTTTCTTTTTTGTACTTTTGGTTCAATGCATTGCTTTTTTGGTTTTATCTCTATAACATACTTTTTCAATTTACCACTATTATCTCTGACTTTTATATAAAAATCAGGAAAATATCTATGTATTCTCTGGTCTAATGGAGAGCGATATGGAATAATTATCTCTTCACTTCCCCACTCTAATATGTTACTGTTCTTATCACAATACCTCATAAAGACTTTCTCCCAAGAACTACGATAAATAATATTACGGTAGTCCCCTCGATACTTGTTTATGTTACGAGGTCTAAATATGCCAGAGTGTGCCATAATCTCATAAGTTCCCACAGGTATTTATTGTGCCCAAGTACCCAAGAGTCAAAAAGACAGAACAAATTCGTAGTTTATTCCAGAAGGTTGCTACGACAAACCACTATGAAGTATTCTTCTCAGGTTTTGGTGCTCTGCAACGATTAAGAGGATATATTAGTTCAAGATCTCCTAGAGTCACTAACTTCTTTATTAGTAGAGATCTAGGATTATTATGTAATAGTGCTGAGTTACCTGCAACGACCATGGCAACAGCACAGGTAGAAGGTCAAAGAATGGGTATTGTTGAAAAAATGGCACATTCAAGAGTATATACTGATGTGTCCTTCACTTTTTATGTTGATAATCAATACAGAACACTAGAATTTTTTGAGTTATGGCATGAATTCATAGCATCTGGATCTAATGATGAGGTAGATAGAACAAATATTGCATATTATCATAGAATGCAGTATCCAGACGAGTACAAAGTTGATACTATAAAGATCCAAAAGTTTGACAAAGATCATTTTAGAAGTGTAGAATATAATTTTTTAAATTGTTTTCCAGTTGCTGTATCTTCTATGCCTGTTGCATATGATGGCAACCAAGTGCTTGAATGTCAGGTTACATTTGCATATGACAGATACTATTTTGGTAAGATGAATTCATTAGATCGTAGAGCATATGCTGCTAACTATGCAAATGCATCATCGGGTACTGCAGTTGGTAATCAAAATAAAGAAGCTGCTTTAGATAGAGCAAGTTTATATAAAGAAGATGGTCTTGAAAGCACTGGATTTACATTGACTCAAGCAGAATTAGATGCAGAGACATCTGGCGAAAGTAGTTAATCTGTGCTATAATATATACATTAAAAATTGATATGGGACTTGCACAAGAACTGAAATCGGGAACTAAAAAATCTCATTCAGCAGCAGAGAACACTAAATTTGTTTCATCATTCCTTAAAGGTGTTGTAGACAAAGAGAATTATCGAGAGTTAATTTCTAACTTTTACTTCATATATCACACTATAGAAGCAGAGGTTAGAAGATTAAAAGATGATCCTATTGTAGGACCTCTGGATATACCAGAACTGTATAGGCATGATGCTTTAGCAGAGGATTGTGATTATTTCTTTGGCATAGATTGGCGAGAGAAAATATATCCTTCACAAGCATGTAAGCAATACATTGAGCGTATTCAAGAGGTTGCTCATGAAGAACCAGAACTTCTGGTAGGACATCACTACACTAGGTATCTTGGTGATCTCTCTGGTGGTCAAATTCTTAAAAACATAGCAGAGAAAGCACTTAAACTTGAAGATGATGGTCTTGCGTTTTATAGGTTTCCTGATATTGACAATAAAAAAGAGTTTAAAAATAATTATCGTGCTACCCTAAATAAACTGCCTGTAACAGAATCACAGGTCAATGCTATTGTTACTGAAGCAAACTATGCGTTTCGTTTGAACATGTATATGTTTGATGAACTAGAAGGTAACCCATTTAAGTCCACAATGTCTTATCTTTGTGGTTTAGTTAAAGGAAAAAACTGATGCCATTACCACAGATTAATGCACCAACCTATGAGTTGACGATTCCTTCATCAAAAAGGAAAATTAGATACAGACCATTCTTGGTTAAAGAAGAAAAAATTCTGGTCATTGCTATGGAAAGTAATGACATTGGAGACATTGCTAGAGCAGTCAAACAAGTTCTAGGACAGTGTATCCTTACAAAAGGAACTAAAATTGATAAACTATCAACATTTGATATTGAATACCTATTCTTAAATGTAAGAGGTAAGTCTGTTGGTGAGACAGTGGATATAAAAGTCACCTGTCCTGATGATGGTGTTACTACTGTACCAGTAACTGTAGATCTAGATGCTATTCATGTAACATTTGATCCAGAACACGACAAAGATATTATATTAGATGACAAACTTAAGATGAGAATGAAGTATCCTTCATTAGATGAGTTCATCAAAGAAAACTTCCAAGTTGATAATGTTGGATTTGAGCAGTCTATTGAAATGATTGCCAGTTGTGTAGATATGATTTATAGTGAAGATGAGACTTGGACTGGTGCAGATTTTACACAGAAAGAGATGGTAGACTTTCTTGAGGGATTAGGTTCTAAACAGTTTAAAGAGTTGGAGAAGTTCTTTACTACTATGCCTAAACTTACTCATGAGATAAAAGTTAAAAACCCTAAGACTAAGAAAGAGAATACTATTAAACTGGAAGGACTAGCAGCTTTTTTCAACTAGCGATGCTCCATGAGGATCTTGTCTCATATTACAAGATCAACT